CGCCCGTCTTCACCAGAGCGGCGCCGCCCGGAGGAACCCGGAACATATTGGTGTTCTGTCTTGCGCCCGTGTCCGCGATCAGCGCGCCGGGGAAATTGGCGAACATGCCAGCATCCAGCATCTCGCGCCAAAGCGCCGTCACCGCCGTCGTCGTGTTGCCCAGCAGATTGAGCAGGCCGACATCGTAAAAACCAAGCGCCGGGACGAACGAATACTTGACGAAATTCTTGCGGGCCTTCGGCAGGATGTCCGCACCCTCGCCAGTCGGCTCGTCGTAATTGCGGATCACCGACAGGATCTCACGAGACGAAACGTCAATCGTCACGCGATAGGGGATCTCCAGCCCCGTTTCCTTCCCTTTGTGCTTATGCTCGAAACCCTTGATGTCGATCTCGCAATAGCACTCGTAAATCTCACGATCCCGATCATCCGGGTTGAAGGCGTCAGTCGATACGCCTTGCTGTGCAGCCTTCTCTTGCTGGGCCGCATCCGGCTGTGACGGGCTGGGCGTGATCAGATCGATGTCACGGTAAACACCGAGGATCTGCATCCGGCGCACCTGATTAGGGCGCATCATCACCCGATGCGTCACACGGCGGGCGTTCTCCAGCGTCGTCGCCGAGTTATTAACGATCATGTCTTCCGCATCGACGCTCTCGATAGCGGGGCGCCCACGCTCTGGGCAGAAATAGATCTTCTTGAAACTTGTCCCGCCGAAACCGAGCATGAAGTGCATTCGATCCGTGTCGGGATAATACTCAGTCGCAACCGCCGTCAGATAATGGTTCAGATCCGCTTCCAGATCCTGCGCCAGTTCATCCATCTCAATGGTGGAGCCATTCATGTCCACCCGAACCTTCACAGGCCCATCGGCAGGCATCATCTCGCCATTGGCGTTCGACTGGAAACGAACCACAGCTTCCATCAGAAGCGGATGACGAACGCGGCTCATGCCCTCGACGGGAGCGCCATCGCTCGTGCCATTTGTGCTGTTGTTCTCCAGCTTCAGGCCGAGCAGCCGAATACCCGTCGCCCGATCCTCCACCCATTCCTGTCGGCTATCCAGATCGTCCTGAATGCCGCGAAGCAGATCCTCCGCGATCCGAGACAGTTCCATCCCATCGATGTCGTCAACGAGATTGCGAAACCATTCCTTCGCCTTCTCTGCGTCATCACCGTCGTCGAAGACAGGCCGTCCATCCAAGCTGACGGTGATCGAACCGTCATCATTCTCCACCTTCAGGAGAGGCTTGCCGACAAATTGGATGATGCTGCCATCATCCTTCTCTTCCGACTCAGTTTCAGGGATTGATTGATCTAAGGCGGCAAAGCCGCTCTGGCGTAAGGAGGACGTAAGCCCCGGCGTCAACGGCATTCAGACATACCATCACGAGGAAATAGCCCGCTGACAGTAGCGGCTTATGCCCCGGATTACAACGGCAGTAGCAGTCGTCCGACTCACTAAACGGGGTAGAGACGCGCCGGGGGCGCACCCTTATGCAGCAAACTCTCAGTCATCTGTTCGGTGTATTCACGGCCCCTCAACAGCATCCCGCTCTTTCTGAACCAAGTGAACGCCATGCTGACGGTGTCCACCAGATCGTCATGCTTGCCCTTGGGAAACACCGCGCATTGATTGATCACGAGATCCGCATACGCCTTATCTGGCGCATAGACTATGCCGTCATAAAATAGGTGCTGGACGCTGTAGAGGCGCGCAATCTTATCCATGTTCTTCGGATCATGCAGGCTGACGCCGAAACCGTCGTTCCCGTAGATCCGACGCAACTCTTGGGCAGTCGAAATCCCGGCGGCTTTGTTTTCGATCAATAGCTGATCGACTTGCCATTTGACGCACGACTCACGAACCCGTTCGATTAGATCGTGGAATTCGAGGTGTTCAGCCCAAGCATGTATCAGCATGACTTTGGGATGGCCCTCTTGATAGGCGCGGGTGACGGAGGCATCCCCTTGCTCCATGCGGGTGATATTGCGCTGGATCTGGGCCAACTCTTCGCCGCCGCTCCACACTCCCCAAATGCTGAGAGCAGACGGATCATTCTCCTCCTTCTCAGTGTAGGCCGTGTCGAGGGAGGCAAGCACATAATCGAATTGAGGGAAACGCTCGTGACCCCACACTCTCCACTCTGAGCGCGGGATAATACCGCCGCCACGCGGTTCGGGGCTTTGCTGAAACTGTCCAGCAGCCGCGTATTTACCCATCGTCTTTTCGTCGCGCTCGACAACCTCAATCGGGAACCGATCAGGGAACAGCAACTCGCCCTCTTCCTCCCGCAGATCCTCATATCCCAACTTGGTGGGCATCGCCCTGGAGGGATCGTATCGCATGGGCAACATGATGTGATCCCACTGATCCGCCCACTTATCCAGAATCAATCCACTGGTGTCGTCCTCTGCCAAACGCTGCATGATCACGACTATCGCGCTCTCTATCGGGCTGGACAGTCGCGTCGGAACGGCTTCGGCGAACCAAGTGTTTGTCGTCTGTTTGATCTGATCCGACATGGCGTCAGTCACCGACATCGGATCATCGCAGATCACCCTGTCCCCACGGGCGCCGGTGATTGAACCCGCAGCGCAAGCCTGTCTCCAGCCTGTCGCCGTGTTCTCAAACTTCGTCTTCTGGTTCTGATCGTCCGACAGCTTCACATGCGGCCAGAGCCTCTGATACCACTCGCTCTCCACGATGCGGCGCATTTTCAGGCCGTCGCGGATCGCCAACTCTTGGCTATGCGAGACGCAGATATAGCGCATCGATGGCCGGTTCTTCGGCCCCCACTCCCAGAGCGGCCAGAAGCAAGTCAGGAGCAAACTCTTCATACAGCCCGGAGGGACATTGATCAGCAGCCGGTTGTAGAACGTCTCATCGTCCAGCTTCACGCCGTCTGTGATCGCCTCCAGATGGGCCGCGATAAAGTCCACATGCCAGTTGGGGCTGTAGGGCTGGAGCGGCTCGATGATGCTCCAGCACTGTTCGATGAAATACGGAAGGCTGCGTTCGCACAGTTCCTTGCAAGCGGCGTCATCCGCCTCGTCCGGGGATCTCTCCCCAATGGCCGGATCTATCTCAGCGACGGCTGCCACGATTCCTGGCCTCGCACTTATACGTCTCGAACCCGCCAGACGGATGCTTCACCGCTTCCGCCTGACAGGCCGACATCGTCGTGTATTGGGCAACGTCCGAGCAAACCTCACCAGACGAGGACATGAAGGCGCAAGCCATCAGCACATAGATCATATCAATTCCCTCAACATTTCAGGCAGCTTTTCGGGAGGACAGCCAGCATTCAGAGAATTCTCAACGATGGTGGCGCACTTCTCTATCGTGTCACGGCGATCCGCCACGCCCTCATTGATGGCCTTGCTGGCGATGCGCTTGTTACGATCAGCCTCCGCCACCAAACAGCCAATCGTCACGCAAGCCTCGCGGATTGTGGCCGCCTCATAGGAATAGCCCTTGTTCCCAAGCCAATCGGCAACCTGAATCAGCGTCGGGTGCTGGTGTTGGAGGCGCTTGCCAAGATCGTCAGTCATTCTTATCCCCCAGATAGGCGGCGTCAGGCTGTTCTTTCACCCATTCCTTCTTCAAGACGCCAAAGGCTTCTTCAAGCACGAAATCAGGTATCAAGGCGCTAAACAAACGCGGATCCATCATTGCGTTGCGGTGGCATGACAACAGCTTGTCCAGCACCGCTTCAATTTCCGCGATGCGGGCGGCGGCTGTCTTATATTCGCCGTGCATCATGTCAGCTTCTTTGCGTAAATCCGCAATCCGCGCCTCTTGCTTGCGGATCAGGCTCATCGCCGCATGACACGCGCCAGCCTCCCCCGTGTAGCCCTTGGCGTTCAGCCAGTCCTCGACAGAAGCCAGATCGGGATAGGTGCTGTCAGTCATTGTGTCCTCAATAGCCGCCATCAGATCGTCAAGAAGCGGTCCGGCGACCAGCGCAAGACTGGCGGGATTAGTCGCCATCAGCCATCACCAGCAGCTTGTGCTTGGCGCGCTCAAGCCACCAAAGCAGCAACGCGCGATCAGCAGTCGACGACGCGAAATATTCTTCGTCATCCAGATCGTAGCCGATCACCATCACGCCCTGCATCTTGCCCACCGCAGCCGTCAGGACGCGGTCAGCCGGGATGTCCAGCTTCGTCGGCATGTCCAGCGTGATCACGTTGTCGTCGCTCATATCTTTTCCGTTTCCATGATCGCCCACGCTATCGCGAAGTCACAAGCGCCAAAGAACAGCGACGAAGGGCGTTCGAAGTAGACGCCAATGCCCACGCTCATAACGCCGAACATAATCATATCTGCCGCCATAAAGGCCGGGAACAATAAGTGCATGATCGCCCTCTTTTCCATTGTGTCCTACCAACCCATCCAGCCGCAGAGGGACACTATTCTCCCCGGCTTTCCGCTGCCCACTGGACCACTGCCAGCGCGCTGCAATTTCTTCTTGGCCTCATACCGCTGCTTGGCCGCCTTGCCACGGGCGAGGAATTCCGCCCGCGCTTCAGGGTTCGCAGCCAGCTTCTGCTTATAGCGTTCGTGGCGGGCCTTCCGCTTTTCTGCGCTCTCAGCCATCAGCTTTCACCCAGTGCCTTGCGCGCTTCTTCCTTGCCGCGCTCATAGCCCGCCATATAGCTGGCGGTCAGTTCGTCAGCGATTGTCCGGCGCTTTTCCGGGTTGTTCTGGCGTATGACCATTTTCAGCGTTCCAATAGCCTCACGCAGGCGGGCTATTTCACACGCCGCCTCATGACGCATAGCGCGACCGAAATAGCCGTGTGGGGCCTGAAGCTGTTCAAGGATGTCAGGCACGGGCCTTTTTCTCCCGTTCCTTTTCGTCCTCAATAAAGGCGCTGAAGTCGCCGCCAGACTTCGAACCCACCGTGATGCGCAGGTTGAACGTGTCCTCAATGAACAGGACCAGTTCATTCATAAGCGCAGGCGTCAGGGTGATTTCGGGATCACAACCATCAAAGCCGGAATCCTTGCGCAGCGTGATGGCATGACCATCCCACTTGGCGAAGGTCTGTTCTCCAAGATGCGCCTCAGTCATTCATCTGCACTCCTGCGATGACAGTCGGATAGGTGATTGGCGCGGGGCTTTCTGGCGCAAACTTCGGCGGATAGTCCCGATAGGCTTCCACATTGGTTTGACGCGCCGCCTCCTCGTATTGCCCCTTCACCAGACGATTGTGCGCCTCCTTCATCTGGCGCTTCGCCTCATCCAGATCGCCGCCATTACGCATCACCGGGTATGGCGGTGGCGTCAGCTTTGGGCTGCTGGCGGCGATCACTTCCTCAATCTTGCGGGCGATCTTGGCCCACTGGTCAGGCGTGGGGACCGCAGACGTGTCCGTGATCCCCTTCAGCCAATAGACGAATTGATTGGCGTCCATTAAGCCGCCTCCAGCTTCTGCTTGATCACCACCTTCGTGCGGATGATCGATGATTCCTTCAGGCCCAACGCCTCCGCTATCTGGCGGTTGGTCAGCCCCTGCTGGTGATATGCCCACAGACGCTGTTCAGCCGGGGTCAGCGCGCACGGGTCATGGTCGCGGCGCATCTGCCCCGGTCTTTTTCTCAGTGACACCGTATTCTCGACCATGCTGCGTCCCCGTCCTCTGCTGCTTGATTAACCGCCATGTGGATCGTTCCACAGAATTCTATGTGCCAGCTTTGGGCTGTGCTGATGTCAGGGGCGTCTATGCAGATCACCCGACTTGCCGCACCGGCCAATGCCGCCAGAGACTGATTGCCATCCAGACCGTAGTTCTCAATCAGGTTCAGGATG